CCTCGGAGGACGGGCAGCGCACCTATCAGGTCGCTCCCGGAGAATCCGTGGTGGTTCGCGTGGGCACATATCGGGTAAAGGGCGAGTATGTCCCTCCGGCATCGCGCAACGCACCCTCCTTCGGGTTCGCCTACGGGGAGCCGCGATACCACATATCCTCCACCATTGAAGTCGCGGAGGGTACAACCTCGTATAGTGTGAACGCCGCCTACGATTGCTGGGCACTCATAATCAACTACGCGGATGCCGAGAAGTACGAATCCACGGGAGCCTCCGATGCGGACTATGCCGATGTGGAGTGCTTTACGAGGGTGGAGGACTACGGTATCGCCTATGTGTGGCCGGGAGGTGCAAGCGCGAGGGGCAAGTGCAATCTCCGCGTAACGCCTGCGGACAAGGAGAACTATGACGAGGCGGTCTATCTTCTCCGCTGGGCGGGGAGTGCCGGGGTGAACATAGAGAACGGCAGATGGTATATGTTCTCCGCTGACGAGGCCGAGAGGGGAAGTGGCGACATCGGAGTAAACCTACCCGAATGGGAGGCGGGGAACTGATGTGGAAACACCCCAAAGGTAAGTTCAACAACAAGAAGGTAGAAACGGCAGAGGGTGTCTTTGATTCCAAAGGGGAGTGGCAGAGATGGCTATTCCTCAAGGATGCCGAAAGGCGGGGCGAGATTTTCAACCTCCGAAGGCAAGTCAAGTTCGTGCTTATCCCCACCCAATACCGCAAAGAGGTTATCCATCTCAAGACAAAGGATAAAGTGGTGGATAGGGTTGCGGAAAGAGAGATAACCTACACCGCAGATTTTGTATATGAAAAGCCCCTCAACTTGAACGAGGGGCTATTCTTTCGCAAGACCGAGCAAGGGGCGCAGGCTACCGCAATTTATTCCGACAAGCCGAACATCGTTGTAGAGGACTATAAAGGCTATCCTAATGATAGATGGCCGCTAAAGAAATCAATGATGCTCTACTTTCACGGCATTGCTATCCGTGAGGTGAAGAAACCTACCGAGCCAATTTAAGATTAAGGCGGTCAGTCCACTACGGATTGGCCGCCTTTTTTCGTTATCCCGCGGAGCAGACCTGGGTTATGGAAACGGATATGCCTCCGCCCGGACTGCCGGTGCAGAGCACTACCCCGTCTTTATCGCAGAGCACCACCCCGTCCTTGTCGCAGAGGGTGGTCAGCGCACTTCCGTCGCGCAGGGGGGTTATCGTTGCATTAATACATCCCATATCAGTAGATTTTTTCGATTCCACTTACAATCACCACCTCGGTACGAAGTCCGTCCGGGCAATCGGCATCGGGGATCTGCGCGGTCACCTTCGCATCGAGGTTTCCCGGCCCGGTCAGGGCGGTATCCACTATCGCGAGGTAGTTGTTCGCATCTACCCTTATGCACTCCGCCTTTTCCACCTTGACAACGCCTAAACCCCCGTAGAATATCACGGAGAAATCGAAGTCATCCATTGTGTAGTTGGCAAGGTTGGCGGTGATGGAGATATTGTATTTCACCTCCGTCCCCCTTCCGGGGTATTTGGTCTTGCTCATAGCCGTATTTCTTTAAAGTTTCACTATCATTTTCGCTATCGTCTTGGCGTTGGTGAGCAGTAATGCCAGCAGCAGCCACGGAAACGCCCCTATTTTGAGCCTTTCCCACCAAGACAAGGGTTTCTCTACCTCCACCTCTTTAATCTCGCTCTGCGAGGACTTCTCGAAGTAGAGGGTATCGTGTACCGGCACCTCGTAGGAAACCTTGATTATCTGGGGGATGCTTTCAAGGGAGTGCGAGAGAAATCCGTCCGACACCGAGGCATCGGATTTGGCATAGGGATTCTCAAGGTGTGACGAGGTGTCACGGGTTACATTCTTCTCCACGATGACGGGGATTTCAAATGTGGCGGTATCGTGGATGATGCGGTCGCGGTACTCCACGCGGACACTATCGCGGTACTCTATCACGGGGGTATGCTTGAAAAGTCCGCAGGATACGCAGGCGGAGCACATCAGCACTATGACAACAACCTTCTTCATCGCGCCATCTCCCTTTTCAAGACAAGTTCCACACCCTTGACCGTTTCTATGTCGAGGGTGTCATCACAACCGAGCAGCCCGATAGTCTGCAAGACATAATCCTCGCAGCTCCGAGGGAGCTTGAGATCGGTCAGGATTTTCTCTATGGCATCTTCGCGGCTCATACTATCTCGACATAGATTTGTTCCCCATCATCGTGAGCCTTCTTGAGTTCGGTATAGAAGTGGGTGAAACACGCACGGCTCTCAAGAATCTTTCCTTTGACAAGATTCCTTCCCACGCCTATACATCCCTCCGTCTGGCTTGCATCCGTAAGGGGGTGGAAAAGCACACCTTCCCAGCCGGGCACATCCACGAGCCGGGGCATCTTTCCTCCGCAGAGTTTCTTCGCCCAGGCCACCTTCGCGTACTTCGGGGAAACGGTATCCATATCCACAAGGTACTTGCCCCTGGGGATGGCGGTTTCGCCCTTGACCTTGACTTTCTTTATCTTCTCAAGGCTATCAGTCTGCACCAGGCCGCGATCCTTATCTTCAAGGGCCTCGTAGTAGCGCACTCCGTTCAGGTAAAGGCGCGAGATGGTGTAGTTATCCATCTTCCAACGCCTATCAACTTTTATGGTAAACATATCAGTCCTCCTTTTTTGCGTCCTCGAACTTCATCCCCAACTTGTCCTCCACCTTGAACTTCATAAACTTGCGCAGCCACTTGAACACGGGGTGCTCGCTTATGACCGCCGCGTTTTCAAGGACACTCCACAGTTCAACCCCGCAGAGGAATCCCGTCATATAGTTGGCGAGCCTCCACCTTTCCCCATCCTCGGCAAGTGTCTTTCCGAGCATTTCGGAGAGGAAGATGACAAGGAGCATCAGCGCGAGTTTCACGATGGTGCGCCACGCCTTGACACTCTGGAAGGCGAACTGCTTGTGGTTGCGTTTTGCGACCACCGCGCTTTTCCATACCCCCGTTCCGAAGTCCGCGACCTCGAACATAAGGACGATGACGAAAAGCGGCATAAGGTCATTCGTGAAGGATGCGGCTATGCCCGCGAATATGCCCGCACAAATCTTGGTGCAGTACATATTATAGTGTGAGAGAAATTCGGCGACCATATCAAAGAATGTTTAGAATCCATATTATCCCCGCGCCTATCGCGAGGGCGGCGTAGTTCTTCCAGTCCCGCGGCTTGCCCTTGCTCCAGCGGATACCCGCGTGGAGTACGCCGATGACCGCGGCGAAGATAGGCGGCCACTCCACCCAGCCGTGGAGGGCGGGGAGTGCGGTGATAACCATACCGAGGGCGAGAGCGAGCCAGCGGTCTTGCCGTACTGCGAGAGCCCAGCGGTAGATGTTCTCCGCCGTTTCCCTGATTTCGTCCCAGAGCCAGCGGAGGGCGTTCTTGATTGCTTGGATGATTTTCTTCATAATGCTTGGTGTTTTATCGGTAGAAGATAAGGGCGATGCCGCCCACTCGCGTAGGAGGCTGCGCGTACTGCGGCAGGTCACCACAAGGGCCGCCTCAATGGTGTGGAAGGGCTTGGCAGGGAGAGCCGCGAGGAAGTCCGCACGGCTCATTCTGCTGCTGCCCTCTATGTGGATGCTCGCTGCCATTTACCTCTTGCTCTGCACTTCGGGGGTAGGCTCAACCACGGGGGTTTCCTCTTCCTTCGGGGCTTCTTCCTTCGGGCTTTCTTCTTCGGGTGTCAGTTCCTCGTTTTCGGGGTTTTCCTCTTGGTTGCCGCTGCCGAGCGAGCCTTTCGCCCCACCTCGGTTGCCGAGGGCGGCGAGTGCTGCGACGAGGTTAGCCACGGAGATTGAGTAGGTGGTGACGGCACGGAAGGGTGCGGTGTCTATGTTCTCGGTCTGCGCAGGGGTTATTTCCTCGGTGCCGTACTTGCTGACCTTGATGCCCGTGTTGAGGGGTTCCTTCCAAGTGAAGGGGACGGGGGTGGTGAGGGCGTAGGCGGTATCCACTCCGTCCGTGATTACCGATGCATCGGTGTCATCGCTTGCTTGGTAGGGGCGCACCCCCACGCGGACGATGCCGCCCACCTCGTTGAACTCGTCACTTGCCACGGGGCAGGACTTCACGCCCTCTGCGAAGGGCTTGTTCCCGTCCGTGTCCTCTTGGTTGGTTATGTCAAGGGCAAGTTCGCGTTCCCAATAGGGGAAGTATTGCCCGTTGATTTCCGCGTCGGAGAGGGATATGCAGATGTTGTTGCCGTAGGTGCGGCCGTATAAGTTGGCGGTGCCAAATCTCACGAACGCAGCATTGGCAGGGGAAATGCCCGTAGTGTTGTTCTTGACGGAATAGGAAATGGGGTTTTTGTTCGCATCGTACCACCATACCCTCAATGGGTTAATGGAAGGGGCCTTGAAATAATATTCCGTGTTGGGAAGGACGGGGATAAAGTCCTTGCTGCGGATATTGCCATTGTCCGGTACTTCCTCGCCCGTGGTGGTGGAGAGGTTACCCACTTCCCACACCTCGTCCCACTGATTCGCCCCCTTCGTGATGACCTTCGCCACCTTGTTGTGGATTAACTTGCGGCCATAGGCGTAGTAGAGAAGGGGGTACTTCTCGCGGAACTCTTCGGGAGTGGTAGGCTCGTTGCCTGCACCGAACATCAAAGTAAGGTCTATCAGCATCGGGGCGGTTATCTGCATAGTGTCATTTACCGCTATGCTCGCGCCATCGGTGTACTCATAGAGCGAGCAATAGGCATTGACACCCGATGCGGTGCTTACCGCATCAACGATACGGCTATAAAACTGCCACGCATTCGCGGTGGTGTAATTCTGCAAGCCCCAAGATGCACCGCCGCCCCAACCTGAGCCACCGAGGTACACCCGACCCGTGTGGGCGAGTTTTACCCCGATAGTCATAAAGTATTTATGCCCAGCGATTATGTTAATGTTGGCCATATCGCCTGCATATTGCGTTGTTAAACCCGTTGCGTTGGTGACGGTGTAGGTGAGTACGCCATCCGCCTGCGCTATCGTTCCGTTCGTCGCAGTCCAACTCGCAAAGCCGCGAATCAACTGATTGAACGCCTTTGTGTTGCCGAGCAAGCGACGGAAGTACGCGCCCCCGTCACCGCCACTCTTGCGCAACGAGAATTCCTGCTCCGCGCCCTCGCTGTCCGTGTCAAGCAACGCCTCCGCCAACCCTGCCGCACCCTTCGCGGACTCTATCGCGGAGAAGATGCCACCGCTCGTCACGGGGTTCAGGCTCCCAGATACGGGAGAGGGGTCGAAGGTCAGGATGTCCTGCTTGCCCGCCACCACCGTGGCGAGGGCCGCGAGTGCCGCCGAAGTGGGGACCGGCAGCTGCACCGCCGTCCACTGGGTGTCCCAGGTGAGCATATAGGCGTGTCCGTCGTCAGGGACGACAAGACCGCCGAAGTCCGTGTAGGTGCCCGGGCCGCTTGCGACGTATGCCACCCTCGCGTCGGGCACGGAGGGGTCGTCGCCCGGCTGCGCTATGCTGCCCTGCAGCTGGTAGCCGTTGCCGAGCACGGTGATCATCGCCTTCAGGCAGGCGTTAAGCACCGGGCCGGTGATCGCCTGCACGCCGTTCGCGCGTATGTTCGCGTCGATGGTCGCCTTCAGAGAATTGTAGTCTGCCATATTCTTGTGTTTTAGATTGTTTTCGGTTTACCTTGAAATATAGAA